CAAGAACCAAGTCTTTTGTATTGGTTGGGACAAAAAATGATTTCAACTGACCCCGTTGCCTATGAATAAACCTTCGCCACCATGCAGTAGTAAGTCTATTTTTTGACGTAAAAGTCGCAGTTTTGGTCATTAAAGTCGGAGTCGTTCCATTAAAATACTCAACGCTACCATAGTTATAATCAACAATTTCGATGTCCGATTGAAATGAATCCTCAGTGGCATTTTTCCAATTTGGGCGAACAGTTAATACTTCCACACCATTATAGAAGGACGTATTTGGGCGGTCATCCGTCAGTTGTTTTATTTTTGCAGAGTCATTAACCATTGCAGCGGCTATCTCTGCGGTAGAGGTTTGCGATGTTAGGTTTTGAATTGATAAATTCTCATTTATCATCATGTCCACGACTGGATATATCTGTGTATTTTTCCCGTAGTCGTTTTCAAGCGGAGTAAGCAGAGTTATCGTGTTCCCCGATATAGAACGGATTGTAACCAATTCCGTATCAAATGGATTTCTCCAAATCACCAATTGTGTGAATTCTTGCAGAGAGTCTATTCCTTGTAATGAGGATACATTAACAGTTGACACACCAGCAGCCGCATTTTCTGCTAGGGAGAATCCTTGCCACCACAAAGGCATCAAGTAGGCTTTGTTATGCCACCCGTACAGAGTATTCCTCAAAGACATGAGTAGCTCGTTTTGAATAGCCGCATCGAACCCCATGCTCCTTCGAGGTTGGGTAATTAGACTTCTACGCTGTTCCTTCTTGTTGTATGAAGTAATCACGTCCGTCCGATATGCGTATGTTTCTCTCATAGGGCTATTCCAATTAGGTGGGATATTCCAAAGTAAAACACGGGAACCTGTTACGTGTATTTCTATTGGAGGAATACCCTCAAAAATTAAACGCATTACACCATCTATTTTAGTCGAGCCTTTGCTGGAAACATTAATTTTTAAAATACTAGTTCGCAATGGTGCTATTACGATATCAGTTGAGTTATTTTCAGAATAAACGTTGATTCCCGATAAATTTTCCAACTCAATACGTTGTAGCTTTTTATAATCAAAATACGCATTGAATATTTTAAAATCAATTAATTTATCCGACGTAACAAATCCCAATGATAAATTGACTCCAGAAGTAAGCAGCCTTCGATAAAATACTCCAAAGGAGGATTCGTTGATTCTTGATTCTTGAGTTTCTTGATAGACCTGTATTGGTAAATTTGATTCCCCAATACGAGCCTTTTGCATAAGCACTCTTTGCGGAATGGGTCTACCAAAATTGCGCTGGTGGGTATCTAGCATACCATACAAACGATACAAACCCTTTGGTCTACGCAAAGGGTTTGCGACGATAATAGGATTACTTATTAAATAAGCCATGCTTAAATCCTCATTTATTTAAACTTGAACGCAACGCCTATATTTGACGAACCAACCTCAGTTTTTGGTAGATTTTCCAATTTGCTTATGACAGGGAATACAATCCAATCGTCCAATACAATGTCCGCTGGTTGAAGATTGTCTACCGCAATTGTGGCTAATTCGTTGCAATAAAACATGGGTGAGCTAAAGGCTTTCTCGGTAGCTCGTTGTGCGTAAAATAGTACATGTGTATTCATCGGGCTTCTACCGTTAAAAGGCATCGAGCCAGATATAACATTGATTGGTGGTAATGAAAACAGTAGCTCTTTATCTGTAGTTTGAAAACCACAAGTGCCTTCAACTAAAGAAGCATTGAATGCGACATGATTTTTATACTTATATGAGGCGCTTGGATAAGTAATCCCAACTACACCAAACCCCTCATAAAACCCGCGCAATTTCTTATATGCAGCAGCAGTAAATATTGAATCTATTAGTTTTTGATTTTTTTCGCCAAGGTTCTGATATATGGAGTTTGTTCCATATACAAATTCACCATCAAGTCTGTCGGTGAAAGATTCAAAACGCCCAATCAGCAAATGTCTGAATACAGCGTTTCTGATTTCTGCAGAAATGGCAACAAAAGTTTTAGTTGTTGTCAAATATAAGTTATAGAAAGGGTATGTAAGCTGACGCATGCAAGTCAATACACCATTCTCCCCAGTCTTAGTAGATGAACTTGGTACAGAGGCACTAATGAAGCACAACACTTGGTCGGGTTCAAATATGAAAACAAAATATTTCCCATTTTTATGTTTAAGTGAAAAATGGGTGTTTGTAAATGTTTGATGTTCACTAAATAAACCACTTGCAGCAAGATAAGTCTTAACAACTTCTGCCAATCTCTGAGGTGTTGTTATTCTTTCGGATACTTTTATATACGACATGTAATTCACTCCATTAATATTGCTGCGTAATCATTATAACCACTTCGCACCATCGACGGGAAACACAGATACCTTTTTCCGTCAACAATAAGCTCTCTTTCTGGTGAGTTCTCATAACCAGAAACATACATTACGCCGTCCAACCATCCCAACGTTTGAATGGCGGGTGCTTGCTCAAATATCTCAATCGGCATCAGGACATACTGACCATCTGTTGTTTTACCAAATTTAAAATTCCAGTTATACGGATACAAACATCCAGAGAAGCTATTATTGACAATATACCTGTTCATGTCGTTTGTATTTAGATAAATTATCTCCCCAGAAGGGCGAATAAGACTACATGAACCGCTCACACTAGACGAATTTATTTCAGATGTTGGTTTCCAGAAAGCTCCGTTGATTTCATTGGTTTGATGCTGATACTCTCTTTTTGGCTCGTTGTGCGCACCACCAACATATAACGGGTATGTGTATTCGGTGTCTGTTGCAAGCGGTAAAAAGAATCCGCAATACATAGACATATACCTATTAGCAACCTTAGCAATGACAATAAACCGTCTGCCGTTTGCAATAAACCAGTACGGCATACTATTAGCCCATAAACTAATTGCGCACCTACCAACAACCATATTGTTTGCCAGAAATTGCGCTTCAACTGATTTGTTTTTGTCGTAATTTCTGGCGAGCCATGCTACCAGTGAGAAATAGGTGTATCTAGCATCGACGTATAACGCCACTGGCACATATATTCGGTCTTGACCGTCCAAACCCTTGCCCACAAAAGTACGATGTAATTGCCAGCTATCCGTAGCCGACATATTGTAATTTTGAGAATACGGTTCAACCGTATTATCCTTCATAACCTCCCATGCTTGATTGGTTCTCACCAATTCGGGATTTGTTGTCAGAAACTTTTCGAGTTTCAACAACAAATCCCCTGCATTGGAGGCTGTTCCTTTTTCAACAGCCATTTGCTTTCCTTTAATTTCCAGCGATACGTTTGATAACTTTCTGTTCTCGACCAACTGCCTGCACCAAAATCTTCCGACCTTTCGATGAGGCAAGTGCTTTTTGCAAAGTATCCATCGGGTCAAAAGTGTTGATGATTGTCAGAGGTTCCGAACCCGCGTTACCGCTCTGATTGTTGCGATGACGCGGGTCGTTTTTGGTCAGAACTTCCTCGCCTTTTTGTAAAACAGCGGGAACTTCATTTGGAGCAAGACCTGCAATACCACCACTATGATATCGCACAGCCCCTGTGAAAACAAGCGGATTGACCTTCTTACCTGCCGTTTTACCGCCTCCAACAATACCTCCTGTGTGGAATAATGCTCCGAACTGACCAGCGTCTACACTACTTGGCATTTGTACGTCAGCACCGCCACCAAAATATGATTGTAAGGCTTTCTGAATCGCCAAGCTAATCATCTGTTTCAGAATAACCTTGGCTATCTCGCGTAACGCCTGTGCAGCCCATTGGGCAACAGCCATGCCTAAATTAGCAAACGCTTCTTTAGCAGACATCGCGCCAGTGGCAACACCAGCAATGCCTTGCGCCAGACTGTCGAACGCAGTCATTCCACCATCAACCAATTGGTCGTAGGTTGCTTTCATGACTTCGACATCGTTTTTAGTCCGACCTGTCTCAGCCCGCATATCACCCAAACGGCTCACAAGATTTGTCAGATTTTCATACGATGCAGAGTCGCCAAACGCTGCCATGATTTTCTGAGCATTTTCAACAGCTTCTCTCATCTGAGGATTGATATTCTCAAGATAAGATTGAACCGCCTGTTCCATCTGACTCACAGATTGCTGACCACTTCGAACTAATGCTTCCTGCAATTCTTCAAACTGACGTTTTCTTTGTAGTAATCCATCCAAGCGTTGGGTTGTGGCATCGACTGCGGCGTTTGCTGCGGCGGCTCTTGGATTACTAGCTGGATTGCTTTGACTACTAACCAGACGCTCGCGCTGATTCAGGATTGCAGTTTGTTGTTCAGGCGACAATTTACCGAAAGCTTCGCTGTTGATAATGTCGTCCAGCTTTTTAATGGCATCTGACATACGCTCAACGTATTTAAGCGTCGCATCCGCCATTTTCTTCTGAGCATCATCAATGCTTATTGCACTGCGCGCCACAGCGCTACCAAGGTATTCAGCAGACTCAGAACGCTCATTCTCAATTTTTTCACGCTGGTCTTCCAGTGCGCCTAGGAAAGACTCAACTTGTTCATTGAGGGCTTTTTGTGCCTGCAATTCAGCGTATTTCGCCAGTTGAGGTTCCAATTGCTTAGACCATGCGAAGGCTTCATTACGGCTAACGCCTTTACGCTGTGCGTATTCCAACGTCAGCACTTCCAACATCTGTTTGACTTGGTTGTCCGTTTCAGGCTGGATGATGTTTTTGAAACCATCAACAATTTCTGTCAACGAAGCACCTGACAAATCAACGGAGAGTGTTTTGGGGTCGCGATTAATCAGCCCGTCAACACCATTGACACCCATTGCCTTATACAACTCTTTTATGGCGTCCTGCGCGCTTTCAGATACCTTTTCTATCAACTCTTCGGCTTTATCGAGCGCAGCATCGTCGTCACGAGTTAATTTCGTAGTTTGCTTGTCATTTTCCCAACGAGCTTGCTGCTGTTTGTAGTAATCCAGAACCTTGCTGTCCGCTGGGTTATGTTTCGTCACCCCTTGCGAACCTGTAATGGTTACAGAATCACCACCGTTCAAACGAACAATAGTGGGCTTGTAATTTGGATTACGAGCCATCTCATTCAGATATGCTCTGGATGAAGCACCTGTTTTGGAATCAACACCGTATTTACCTTGGCGGGTATCAGACACCCATTCGTTGCCGTTATAAATCGCGGTATGCCCGTATTTATGACCTGCAACAGCGCCCCAGCTAACAACATCACCCTTCCGAGGAGTGTAATCCTTGGTATATTGGACTTGCTGCCAACCGCTGCCATACTTGAGCAAATTCTGAGCCGTAACGTTACCATTGCCTTTGATATACGGAGCCACCTTGGAGTCAACCGCGGCAAGGGCGTTTTTTACATATGTGGCACATTGACCCGTAAACGTGGCAGCGGCTCGTTTGGTCGCCAAATCGGCAGCAGCAGCAGCACGTTTATCAACAGCATAACTACTGGTGCCGTTTGAACCACCAGACGAATAGCCCGCATAAGAGTCATTCGCTGCGTACTGTGACTTAACCTTTGCTCGTTCGCCAAGGTACCAATCGGCTAATGTGTTATAGCCTTTCAACGGGTCATTTTTCAGACGACCTTCTCGATAGTCGATGAGCTTTTGAATCATCTTCTCGTAAGACAATTCTTTCTCAAGACGCTTCAGGGCAGCTTCTTCCGCGCGTTGACGGGCTTGCTCAGCCTTCTCACGAGCTTTGTTGACCTTCTCGTCAAGCTCTTTAGCCTGCTCTGCTTTCTTAGCGGCATCGTCCGCAGCCCTCTTAACAGTATCATCCGCTTCGCTTAATTTTGTCTTTGACGCACTCTCATCCTCAACCTCAGAGACCTTTTTCTTCATCTCCTCAAGTCGTTTATTCAAACGGGATTCCACTCCGTTCTCATTAACCTCAAGGCTAACCTCCATCGCTATTTTATCGGCATCGGGAAGAGATGCTTCAATACCCTTAATCTTCTTGACGACGTAATCCGCCAGTCCACCCAAATAAAGGAAGGTTGTTTTAAACGTAACGGTTAAAGCATCCATTAGTCGGGTAATATATCGAACCGCGGAGGTCCAACCATTCTCGGTTTTTTCCGATGCTGATTTCGATTCCTTTTTAACCTCCCCAAAGAAACTACCTATTACAACGGTCAAATTTGCCACCAACTCAGTGATGCCTTTAGCCATAGCCGCAACAGTTTCACTGATAAGCCCGAATGCTTCGGATACAAGCCATGCTACGTCTGAAAGCATTCGCATGCCGTTAACAGAATCTTCAGTGTCACTGCTGAGTTGGTTGATTCCCTGCGCAACACCGCTTAATACGGCTTGGATTATTTCAAATGCAATAAAAGATTTGTATAAACCCGTAACAATTTTAACGGCATTACCAATCACACCCACCAATCGGGTCATTACTGGAATGAGGCCGCCGAGTTTGGTTCCCGCCGCAGCAGCACCACCCAAACCAGCGCTAACTGACGGAGCAACTTTCGCAATCAAACCCATCTTAACGGCAAATTTGGTGATTACTGCACCAGCAGACTTCAAACCTATGCCGAAGTTACGCATTGTCGCCGCCAAGGAAACGAACATTTGAGCCGCACCGATTGCAAGCAATGCTCCGAAAGCTATTACCAATTCATTGGCATGTTTCACTGCCCAGCGCAAACCGTTAATGGCCGCATTCAACGCCGTCGCAATTGTTTGCGCCCATTGTTTCGCGTCATCAGAACGGAAGAAGTCACGAATCTCGCGCAATAAGGTGGTGAAGTTATCCATCACACCCGCGTCAGCAATAATACGCATCCAGTCTTTGAATGCGTTGTTCAGGCGTGACTGTTCTGCAACGAGAGATTTTTGAGTTTTCTCGATGTTCGAACCATATGTTTCCTCAATCAACGCGGCTACTTTAGGCAATACGTCGGCAGCAAGAACCTTGCCATCTTTCATCATGGTCATCAGTTCAGCATTGGTTACGCCCAGTGCTTTAGCAAACAGATTCGTCGCAGCAGGCAGGCGGTCTGCCAATTGACCCTTCAATTCCTCGGCTTGAACCGTTGTTTTAGACAACATCTGTTCCAGTGCCTTGTAGATGCCCGACTGAGTTTCGGAATCAGCACCCATCAGTTGACCGAAGCCTGAGAATTGCTCGAAGATGTATTTCACGGTATTGGAATCGAGTTTAGCCTCTTTACCCGCAACGAACAGTTTGGCTGAGTCTTGAATAATCGTACTCAGTTCCAAACCCATACGTTCAGCGGTATCGCGGAAGTATTTCTCCAATTCATCCGCAGTCGTATCCCAATTGTCGGCCAATACTTCGGCGCGAATTTTCAGCGTGACGCCTTCCTGACCGTCCTTAACGACCTTGTCGAGAGCCAGGTACAAGCCACCAAGTGCAGCACTGAGAGCTAAGACCTTACCGCGTGCCTGTTGCAAGAATACAAGAACGCCCTGCTTACCCTTCAACCATCTATCGAAAGCATCGGCAGTAGAACCTGTTGATGTTGAAAGATTCTTGATTTGTGCGTCCAGTGATTTTGACGCTGCGGCAGTACGTGCGGCGTTCGCAGCAAGTCGTTGCTCAGCCCTGCTGAGCTTATCAACGTTAACACCAGCCTCACCCAGAATGCGTGCCGTTTGTTCAACAGCGACTTTCTGGCGAGCGAACGCAGCGCCTGATTGATTCAGTTGGGACACCAGTTGGCGTAGTTTAGCAATTTCCTGCGCGGTTGCATTACCAGTAGCGACTTTGGCATTCAACTTCGAGTGTTCCGCTCGTGTTGCTTCATACGCCGCGCGAAGTTTTGCCAATTCTGCCGATTGTTTGCGATATGAATCGATATTGCCCGCAACGGACTTCAGCTTCTCTTGAGCGATACGTAACCTGTCCATGGCGGCACTCAAGGCTTTCACATCAGTCGCCGATTTACGCATTACGGTGCTTGCGTTTCGCACAGACGTAGTAATATCAGCCATCGCGTTTTTATGGTCGCGCGATGGATTGAGTGCTTTACCAATCGTATCTGAGACAGATGGTTGCTGCTGCGCTGCTCTGGCGTCTGCAATTTGCTGTGCAATAGAGATTCGTTGCGCGTTTATCTGGTTGCGCTGACTTTGTGCATTACGGCGACGTGCTGCTTCTGCTGCCGCTTGTTGTTGCGCCAATTTCAATGCCTGCTGCTGTAATGCAATCTGCTCTTGCAATTCTTTGCGTCGGTCGGCTGAGCGAGAAGTTATCTCATTCTGGCGTTGCAGCGCTGCCTGCGCATTACGCATGTCAATGATTGTTTGCAGCGTACGTTGATAGGTCTTCGTCAAACCTTCCTGTGCGCGTTGAATGTTGTTCGTTGCCAAGCCATGTGCTTCAGCCTCAAGGCGTTGTCGCTCATAGGCATCTGCTTGTTTCTTAGCAGCTTCAGCAGCTTTGATTTGCACTGCTTCCAAGCGCGCTAATTTGTCAGCCTGCGCTTTTGTAGGCACGCCAAGAGCACCAATTTTATTAGCGAAATCAGCATATGCGTTACTGGCATCTTTGGCGCGGTCGGCACTCGATGCCACGTTGTCGGCAAGTTTTGACAACTTGCCGAGCATTGTTTGTAGCTCAGTCAATTTGGTCGCCGCCGACGCCAGACCCTTCAGGCTATTCTCATAAGCCTTGAAATCGGCTTTACCTTTAGCAGCCGACTTAGCCTGCTCATTCAGGTCCTCTTTGAGACCTTTGATGTTTTTGCGCACATCGTTGATGGTTTTCCCACTGTAATCCTGCGCGCGAATTTCTAATTCAACTGAGCGATTTTCAGCCATAATGTCCAGTTCCTATGTGATTCAGCATATCTTTCAATGCTACGTTTAACTCTTTCAACGCGTCCTGTTTGATGTCGGTGTTCGACGCATCAAAAATCATCTTCGTCAAAGTCCCATACAAGACAAAATCTTGACGGCGGCGTTCGCGAATTATTTCCGCTTCATTGCGCAACATTATAAGCGAATAAAGGCGAGCCTGCGAGTGTCCGTTTGCCAAACAGATACTCACATCTCGCCTTAGGCTTAGCATAAAAGATTCGAAGGGGTGATATGGGTCTACTTCTCCGAAATCGCCTTCTCCGCCAGCATTTTCTGGATGGTTGGTTTGTCCAATGCTGCTAGTAGTCTTTTTTTTAAATTGTCAGATTCGTTCATGGTCAGGTCAATAATGGCAATGACAACATCCATCTGTTTACCGATACCCATACGGCTATCCCAGATTTCACCAGCGGTGAGTTCTTCATCACCAACGATGTGCTTCTCACCCTTGTCATTAATTGCTGACAAGAACGCCGCGCGTGCTAAGTCGGGGGCGTATTTAATGATGCTGTTAGCAACATCCATCAGGTCATCGGAGCCATTAGATTTAGCCATCACTTCGTCGAAAGCTTCCATCAAACGTGTACCGTTTGACTGCCATTGAGCAGATAAATCGGCAAAATTCAAACCACGAACTGTTACGCCGTGGACTTCCTTTGTCGGGGACACCAAGCCCGCGAGATTCATTTTCATTGTAATTACCTCATAAAAAAAAACATGGTGAAGTGGACTATACC